ATAGTTGGAGTTAATTGAAGTGGTACGTATGGAGCGTAGATGTAACCAGTATCCAATAAAGATGTACCCTTATGTCCAATCAAAACTGTGTTTGGTGGGAAGTATGGGTCACGGTATACTTGATAACGACCGCTTAATGTACCAACTCTCTCAATACCCATGTTGTATTGGTCTTGCTCAGGAGCCGCGTTTGATACGTGGAAGTATTGTAAATCGTCAAAAATCGCAGAGATTTCAGAAGATACAACAATCCAGTTAGCACCACCTCTCAAAGTAGACTTGTGAATTTGAGCTGAGATTTGGTTAATCGCAGTAATCAAAGTTTGGTTCCAGTCTTTTTGAGTGTATGGAGTAGCTTGGTTGTTCAGTCTCTTCCATCCGTTGTAATCCCAACGTAATGTCCAAGCCGCACCTTTACGTAAGTCACGTAAGATTTCACGGTCAATTTCAGCTGCAACTTGTTCAGACAATAACGCTGTCAATTCAGCCTCAGCATCGATGTTGTGGAATGCCGCAACGTCTTGTGCCAATTCAGGTGACCATTGAGCTCTTAACTTTCTTTCAGTAACAGAAACTGTCACAGACTCTAAATTGAAAGAAACTTCACCAATTTTGTCTTCAAATTCTAACTCTCTATATCTTCTATATAAAGCAATGAACGCTTGATTTGTTGCAGTTGTTGATGAAAATGTTGAACCAGTATATCCATCGGGAGATTCTCCACCGCAAGATATACATGCTGGAACTTGTAAATCAACTTCTAAATAAATTATCCCATTTGCACTACAAAGATTATTATAAGAACCTCCATTTCCTGTTCCAGCACCTTGTGAACTGTTCCAAGTAGTAGTTGATTGAGTATTTCCTAAATTAACAATACCTTGTCCATACTGTTGAGTAACAACTCTGAATAAATAAGGTTTTGCAGTATTTGGACTTGTATTCGCATTTGTAGACACACCAACAATTCTTAAATCTGATAAGAATGATTCATTATCAATTTCTTGTCCGTCAGGTCCGATTAATTTACCAATTCCTGATGAGGAGAAACCACTCATACCTACGATAATTTTACGATAGTTTGCTTCTGTAAAGGCACTTTGTACTAATAACCCAGCAGTATTCCATCCATAAGTGTTAGTTGCAGCCGTAACAACATAGTAAGGACCTTTTGAGTAGTCAAATAAACCACCAGGATTTAATCCAGGTTCAGTACCTTCATAAAATAAATCATAAAGATTTTTCTGATACGCTCCTGAACTTGTTCCATATCCCGCATTTGGGTCACCGTATGGGTTACCAGGACCACCAACTGGTGGAAAATGTTCTCCGCTATAACCATCACTTGTATAGTAAGCGTTACCACCACTATAACCTTGGATTTGAGGTACAAAGTAGAACAATTTACCGATTGGTAAGTTCATAGCTTGTACAGATACGATGTCATTCGCTAACAATTTAGAGAAAACACGTCTGATGATTGGGAATACAACAGTTTCGAAAGAACCTGAATCCGCAGTTGATGAAGACTCATTGATTAAGTGAGAAGCTTGGTTCTCATACAATTGAGCTACGTTTTCTTTTAGGTGGCCTTTAAGACCTTCTAGGAACCCTAATTTGTCCCATTTTGTAATAGTATCTTCTTTGATAACTTTAAGGTGCTTAAGACCGATGTTACCAACAAGACCTGATTCTAATAATGCTCCCATTTTATTTGGTTTTTATTATTTTTTTAGTTTATTGTTTATTTTGTTATTTTTGACATGATGTCTTTCATTCTTAGGAATTGTGGGTTTTCATATGTCTTAGATTCAATCAAATTAATTGCCGACCCTGACTTTTGGTCAGATTCAATAATTCTATCAATTGATTCTGTAACAGGTTTTCTAACATCACTTCCTGAAAGTTCATCTTTAATTGTCTTATAAAGTGCTTTGGATTCTTTAATGGTTTCAACCGTATCAAATCTTCTCAAAATGTTAATTTTTTCTTGCTTTGACGTTGAGTGTTCTGTGAACAATCTTGTAGCATATGCCAAATTTGAATTGAATGTAGCAACTTCGTTAAGTTTATCTCTAAACATATTTAGAGCCTTTCTATATTCTTCATTTTTAGCTTTCAACATTTCAATTTCAGTTGATTCAGTTTGTAGTCTTGCAGCTTCCTGACCTGCTCTTGCACCTTTTGGTAATGCTCCCTTTCTCCAACCTGTACCGTAAGTACGAGCCGCCTCTTTGGCTTCTGCTTTACTTAATTTTTCAGACCCTGTTGGGCTTGGCACATCAAAAGTATCTCCTTCTTTAAATTCGAATTTAGCTTTACCTGTACCCTTAGTTGGGTTTGCTTTCTTCATTGTTTCCTTAAATCCACCTGTTGATTTCTTATAAGAGAACTTTGAAGCCGAACCTGTCTTCGCTCCTTTTCCTACCTTTGGTTTTGATACCATTTTAGATTCCATCATATCCACATTTTCATATGTGTCAGATTCCATTTCTTCATATGTTTCCTCATCCATTTCGATTTCATAAACAATCTCGTCCATTTCAGAATCAATACCTTCGTACATTTCTTCATCAATTTCCTCGTCCATTTCTTCCATCATTTTTGATTTTGGAACAAATCTTGCATCAGATTTTTTTTCTTGTTTTTTTGATGGTTTTTCTTCAACCTCATCTAATTCTTCCTCAAGCCAAGACTCATCTAGTTCGTTTTCACTTTCAGTTTGGATTAAATACTCAACATCCTCAGAACCGTCTTCTAAATGAATATAATCACCGTCTTGTGTAACAGTAATCTCATCATCAGCCGACATTGCTTTAAATACTTTTAAAACTTCTTCATCTGAAGCGTCAGTTAAATCGATAGTTTCATCATCAAATTCAACATCATCTGAATCATCACCAATCATGTCACCCATATCTTCCATATCGTCCATGTCGTCCATGTCAGTGTCTCCACCCATATCATCCATGTCTCCCATGTCAGTAATAGATAATTCATCACCTGTGATTTCGGAATCATCATCTTCGTCTTCAACATCAATCATATCGATGTCTTCAACTTGTTTATCAGTCTCTTCTTTCATAGACTCTTTTACTAATTCGCTAATTTCTCCCTTCATTGTAGAAGCAAGTATTTCTTTTGCGTTTTCGTTAATAACGTTCTCCAAATTTTGAATTTGGATGAATGTTTCTTCAACTAAGTTTTTTTCTGCCATTTTGTGCATTTTTTTAATAAATATATCAACTATTAAAAAAAGTCATTTTTAATGGTAAAAAACAAAAAAAGGGACAATAACGTCCCTTTTATAAGTTTAAACTTTTCAGATTTAATTACTCAAAAATTTCATCAATTTTACTTTCCGCAACCGAAGTAATTCTCCAATCGTAAGAAAATGATTCGTAAGCTTTAGTTACCTTGGCTTCAACATCGGTTACATTATAACCTTTAACCAATTTTTCTTCTCTTACTTTTTTGATTTTTCCTGAGTTTTCATCTGGCAAGTCATACTGTACTTTTGCCACAAAATATTTTTCGTCCATTTCCATAATAAATTATTTTCCTAAATAATCGGATAATTTATTCATTAAATCAAGTGACTTTGAGGATGATTGTTGAGCTTTTAATTCTTTTTCTTCCTGTAAGTTTTCTTCAAACTTATATTGGTCATCTTTTTCTTTAAAAAGATATGCCCCAGGTGTTGATGGTGCTTGCACTAAGTCAAAACAAATTAATTCAAAATCATCCTGAACTTCATTTTGTTCTCCGACTTTTTTAAGTGAACCAACTCCACGAGAAGATATTCCTAATGTAACACCAAGTCTTAATAGATTTGCCGCTTGGTCACCCTTTGTAGACACAATACCTCTTTCATGGAAACCTGGTGATGTCAATAGTTTTAATTTACCAACTAAAACGTTTTTATCCCACCAAATATCAGTAATAATGTGAGATACTCTATCTAAGTCAATTAATGAGGATTCAGGGTGATTTAATTCAGATAAAGCAGTATTCTTTTTTATATAATTTCTTACATAATTTTCAGATTCTCTTTTTAATACTCTTTCAGGATAAACCCTTCCATTTCTATTTGGGGTATTATATTTTTGTAGTACCGCATAAAACTCAAATGGTTTTGAATAGTCACCAACCTCAAAGGATTCTTTAATTATTCTATCATTTGAAAATTCTACTGGTGACACATATCCTGCATCATACTCAACAAGAATTCCTTTACCTATATCACTAGGTCCTAATATTTTATAATTTTGCATTTCAGAAGTTTTATATATAAATACTATGAAACTTCTATTTTAGCCTTTTTATCGTTTTTAGTAAGATGGAATGAGAAGATATCATTATTTCTCATTATTTCTTTTTGAATTGAATCGACTATTTCTTTTACTGAATTTTTAATTTTGACAGATTTAAAGTCATGGTCACCCTTCACAAATAATGTGATTTCTAAATTCATAAATGATTTTTTGTCAATTGATATTCCACTTGACCTTAAATCTAAATCAACAATAAATTTATTTTCATACATAAATTGATTTAGAATATCATTTATAAAGTTCTTAACTTTCTTGTGAAAA